TTAGTGGATACATACGGACCTGCGATTGCGGAAGGAATGAATCCTAAACCGAGCAGGGCAACTGCGAATGCTTTCATTAGTTTTTCTAGATAAACCTCATTATATTATACACCTTAACTGTATCTTTAACTACAGTTAACCTTAGTGTTTTCATTTCATCATGTAATTTCATATACTTTTCTTTTTTGTTTCTCAGGGACAATTTTTGTCAAGCGAATAGCAAGTAGTCCGTCTTTGTATGTGACGTCACCTACCTCAACATCATCTGAGATGTTGAAACTTCTAGAGAATGCTCTCTTCGCTACACCCCTGTGTATGAATTCATCCTCAGAGTCTTTTTCTGATTTAGACTTCACACATAAGACGTTTGTCTCTGTGCTGATTTCTATTTCGTCTCTACTCCATCCTGCTAGTGCCATCTCTACCCTCCACTTCGTATCCGATTCTTTTACCACGTTGTATGGTGGATACTGTGGGGCGACTTGTCCGTAGGATAGCATCCTATTAAATAAGTCATCGTAACCAACGCTGTATGTAGAAACAGCATCGAAAATTTTGTCCAAGTCTTTGGACGTATACCTTGAAAGTGTCATAGTTCTCCTTAGTAAGCGAGTGAATTGTGTCCCCGAAGGCGACACTACTATTTAACCATGAAGTAATGTAACTGCCTAGAGCACTAACCGTACCTATTGTTACAGAAATCCGTAATAATTACTATGCTAAATAGGCTTAGGATAATATTTGGTAAACCCAAAATGAAAAAAGCATTAGTCTTTTTTGGTATGGTTGGATTGCTAAGTCCTTTGGCAGCACGTGCTGACATCACACACAAACTTCAAAGTAGTGTGCAGTTGACAGTGAATGCTCCCGCCACACAGGTATCACGTATAGGCACATCATATGCTGTGTCAGGTAACAACGTTACCACTACGTATACACCTGAGGGTGGTAGTGCGACTTCGTCCGTAGGTAGTTTGACAGTAGCGTCAGGTGTTGGCTCGATTCCATCATTGTCAGCATCAGTAGCAACAGCAGGGGAAAGTTTCAGCTTTGCTCAGTCATTCACCCAAGGTGATGCACTTGCTACAAGCGCACCCACAGTAGGTGCTGTTAGCATGTTTAGTGACCAAACAAGTACTGCTGCAGGAACCGTAGGTAACTTAGCAGGTACTATTGACTCATCAGGCACTATCACAGTGGCAGCTGGTGGAGCAGGCACAGTAGCTGTAGGACAATTTAGTAGCGAATTCAGTTTTAGATAGTAATGTTGAAGAAGGTAGCGATAGGCATGTTACTTCTGTGTAGCAGTGCTGCACAAGCAGTGCCTGTCGTACCAAACTTCCAACAAGGACAGATGACGTCTCACACTGAGACAACTTCTGAGACCGTTGAGACAATCAACAGCTATGATTATAACTCAGGCTATACCTACAGTATCAGTGGACATGGTGTAAGACCCCAAGACAATGGGGATATCTTACCTAGTAGTTTAGACTCTACTACCAATACTATTAACGGAGTGACTTCGACATGGACTGGTTTAGACCTTTCAGCAACAAACAAACCAAATTGGGTTCAAGCAACCCCAGGAGGAAACTTCTCGATGATGGAAAATTACAGAGCCCCAGGTCTGCAGAATCACACAATCATCCAGAGAACAACCACCATACAAAGCGTAACAGATACCACAAGTATCTTTACCCAGTAATTGCCTTAGTAATGGCGACACCTGTTAATGCCGAGACTGTCGGAGGTGTCAGTGCGACTGCAAATCCAATCGCCAATTCTTCAGGCTCAGTCACCAATCAAGCTATACAAGTTTTACAAGGTCCGTATATCCAAAATGGGTATGGAGATGGTATAGTATGTCAAGGACCTACCCTCAATTTTACCCCCTATGTTACACGAAGTACTTCTTGGCAATTCCCCTATGAGAGTTGGTATGCTGATCCTGTATATAATATGCTTGACCTCGTCGGTGACACTGACGCTTCTGGCAACGCTATTCCAGATGGGATTCCTGACAACCCAGGAGAAATCCTCTACTACAGAGACGTAAGGACTGGACAGAAAGATAACTATAACTGGAATGCAGGATTCTCTGCAACTATATCTTGGCCACTAGATAGGGAAGCACAAGACCTTTGTAAACAAGCAGCAGAAAGTCATAATGCTCTGCGTGCACAGATGGTATCCAATAGAAGATTAGAATTTGAGCTCACAAGATTATCTAAATGTGGTGAGCTATCACAGAAAGGTATTATATTTCATCCAAAGTCACCATATCATGCGATATGTGCTGACGTAGTAGCAAACACACAGATATTACAGTCTACACCACACGTTCACTCTATCCCCTCGACTTCTTCACAATCTTTGAAGGACCTAGAGATTTCGATTGGCGATACTGATTAGTTATTATCTCTTGTCTAGACAGTTTTCTAGGTGTTTTACCTAACTTTTTCTGTATTGTCTTCCATAATTTTGTAATTATAGGTTTAAAAACTCTTAGTAATAGTGGTGTTGCAGCAGCAGATGCTGTAGCTACCACTGCTATTGCTGTGGTGGTTGTAACCTGATTTGTAGAGGGAAGGTATTTCTCTGCTGCTGTAGTGTCCTCATACAATACCACACAGGTAGTGCCTTGTAGCTCATGACCTATGACTTTCTCACTACCATCCTGTGTTAAGTCACCCACTCGCGGCTGATTAGGTGCAGGACACTCAGTCTCCTCTGTTGGAGGAATCGGTGGAACCTCTGGTGTATTCAATTCTGGTGCAGGAGGTGGCTCTAACTTAGGTGCTTCTACAGGTGGTGCAATATACTCTAACTCATCAGGATTGTAGTCCATAGACTCAAAGGATGGCATTCCTGCATCACAGAAGACTTGGACTTTATCTGGGTCGTCTTTTTTTAGTTGCTCTCTGTTTGATTCATGTGCAGTAACACAACCTGGGTATTGTATGACAGGGACACCTACTTGTTGTGTAATAGGTACAAGAGGAAATGGCACAACTGGCTCAGACTGTAACCAATTAGGTGTGTATATGTTAGGCACAGTCTGTGTGCTAGTCTGTGGTATTGTAATCGAAGGAATTTCCATAGGTCGCTATCAATACAACTCTACGTTTTTTCTTTGGCATCTTGTGGTAATGTATGCCAGAGAATGTAGCGATGTCATCTTCAAGAGGAGGTTTAGGTTTACTACCTTTGACATATGTCTCACCTCCTGCATCAGTCAAATATACAATTAAGTTTTGATGCGGGAAGTCATGGTCAGTATGTGCGGCTGTGTACCCTTTGCCTGCGTCAACTGCATTAGCATTCATTCTGTATATTATATCTATCGGTCTATTATTATACTCAAATATTTGTTGTATTACTGTGTGAAATAGGTCAACATATTCTGACCGTACAGCAGGAAAGAGAGACTTTGGATTAGGTCTCTCTAAAAATACGTGTGAATAGAAGTAGAAGTCATCCCTTTGATTCTTCTCATGAAACCAAGGAAAGTCACTACCTAATACTAAGTTTTTTAACTGATAATATTCATCAGTCAGTGGATTCTTTAGTAGATTCATCACACGCATCATTAAATTCGGTTGCTAGTTGTCCACCAATTTTTGCACCTTGGTCAGCACCACCTAGTGCTAATAAACCGCCCAAGACAGGTCCTACAAATGGTATACCAGAGACAGCAGGAGCTGCAGCAGCACCCATACTAGCACCTACCACTCTTCCTGTCGATGCTCCACCACCTTCCGCCTTTATACACGCTACATTTACTGCTTGGGCTGCTGTCTTTCCCACAGCACCTACACCTGTATGTGTAGCACCATCCATAGTGTATTCTTCTGCTATTGCTTTATCGTATTTCTTAAACAGACCCTTATCCTTTATGGTAGTAGTCTTATACATGGTCTTAGGGTCGTTAGCTTGGTAACTCATCTTGTAACCATCCTTTGAAGTAGATATAGCAAAGGAAGTATAAGGTCCTACAGGTGGAAGGTTAGGTCCTGTTTTTCTAGACGCAATGATACCTATCATCCCTAGATGGGAGATACCTACGAGAGCACCTAGACTGATACCAAACCACTTATTCATTTTAGAAACCTAGTGGTTTAATAGGTAATGCAGGTCCTGTTGCATCAGGTAGAGACTTCATGATACCTCCACCGATATCAGGCATAACTGCTTCCATTACCTTACCTTTGATGCTATCGACAATAGCATCCTTTCTGATGAATACATATCCACCAATACCGACTACACCTAGTGCTACTACACCAGAGAAGATAGCGATTCCATTAATAATTTTTTGCATGATTACTTAGTGTCAGGGACAATTTTTACAGGACCTGATTCAATCCTGATAGTTTGTGCAGGGGCAGTCTCAGATGCCTTAGCGATAAGAAACTCCATATCTTTTTTAGATATGTTGGCACTGCCAGGGTCACTATCACTTTTCTTTTTCTTACCTCCCGCTTGGACGCCAAAAGTAGCTAGCGTTCCTGTGAAGACCGAAGCTATGAAAGTTGGGTCAATCTTTTCTCCTGCGTCGTAGCCTGGTATCTTAACGTAATTCAAAGTTAAAATTCCTGCGGACCACACGAGGACTATCACTCTTATGAGTGTTGCTAAGTATTGCAGTTGCTCTTCTTTATCATCAACTGCTTCTTTAAGTTTACCTAAAGGACCCTTAGGTTTCTCTTTTACTGATGATGTCATTCTGATTCACCCTGAGTTTTCTTTTTACCAATATTGTATTTGGATTCCAAAGTCCACTCCCCTTTGTCTTTAAAAGATAAAACTTTAATTTGATTCAAAGGTGCTAGGTCTCCAGTATCTTCACCAGAAATTTCTACAAGTCCCCAGTCTGATAATAGTTTAGCAATTCTATTACGACGTTGCACATCATTAGGTGTGATGTTAGTTGGTTTGCCATCAAGAGCAAACAACTCTTTGAAGTGGACAATGTAGTATTTTCCACGCTTGTGTAGGATATGACAAGACTGATAGAGCTTACGCTCTTTCCTAGACGCAACACCAACTCTCGTTAGTGTCTCGCGTACCTTCAAGAAATCATCTGGTTCCTTGAGGGCGACTTCTAGCATCATATCTTGAGACCATTTAATCTCTTCACTCACTTTCTTCCTCCAAGATTTAATTTTGATTGAAGAATCTTAATTTGCTCCTGAGTTAGTATCCTTAATGCTGCTCTAGCATTCTCAGTGTTATAACCATAGTATTTTTTAACTAAATCTAGGTCACTGTCTTTAGTCTTTTTATCCCAAGGAGAAAATCTTTTAGATTTCCTAACACTATGTATAAAGAAGGAGTATTGCATATCATTCCTCAGTTGAGGACTCAAATTCATCTCATTTGCATGCATTATAGTGTCAATATGTTGGGCCATGCACTTATTGATGACGAAAGCAGGATACTTTTTCATCGCTCTCTCATCGAAAGTCATGTCACTTGTCTTTAGATTTATACTATTCAGATAGTCTTTTAGTGGATACTCGTAATCAGGCATTATTTAATAGTAAGTACGTTAGGATAGGTATTTTCACAACTCATTCTCCCTTGAATGAAAGTGTTGAAAGAAATTACTCTCCTAGATTCATTTTCAGATTCATTGCGAGAGACATAGTGGTAAAGATAAGATGGAAACAATAGTATATCTCCAGTCTCAACAGGAATGAAGGTTGTAATCTGATTATATTTTGTTGGTGTGTAATCATATCTAAAGTCATGGTGTTTAAATACTCCACGATTCTCAATATGAATTAAATTAAGTCCTTCATGATGTTTATTACCTTTAGGGACGTTTAAATATAAAACACCACTCAACATACTGTTAGGGTGATTGTGGTCTATGTGGTCATCCCCAGGTACAGTTTCTTTATACCAAGACTCTGTCAATTTAAAAGATAAACTAGACTTAAATCCACAAACATCTTTCTCATATTTTTTTACATGAGAAAAGACTATATCTTTCATAGATTTAAACTCTGGTCTATCAAGAATACCCATTTCTTCACTAAGTTCGTTGGGATGTATGACCAGATTATCTAATGTATCTCTCTGTTGTGACGTTAGTTTGTAACCAAGCTTATCTTTATAGATAGCAGTTGGCATTATATCAATATACAAGTGCTTCTAGGGGTGATACAGGGTTTATATCGTAGTTAGCAACTAACAACTCTTTCTTTAGATGATTGTTTGCTCTGTGTTTCATACCGTATGTAATCTGAAACTCTTCTTGATAAAACTTCTTATACTTTTCCTTAAGATAATCATCATTATTATAAGTTACCATCCAATCAAATGGACATGCAGCACAATCATCAACAAATTTATCATGGTCGAATGATTTATGTAACTTTGCATCCGTGCCATACAAATAACTACTAATCATATAAGGAGGGTCTAGAAATACAAAACAATTTCTTGGTGTTGATAACTCATCCATCATCACCTCAGTGTAATCTAGGTTAGTAATCTTCCAATGCTGTATAATCTTAGATATTTCCTTCAAATATCCTGCACCACGAGTAGTAAAGTTTTGTCTGGATGCAGTAGCAGAGAAGGAGGAGTTTTCTGTTAGTCCACTATAACTACACTTGTTTAATACCCAGAATAATACTGCTCTACGGAAAGAATCCGCAGTTTTTATCTCATCTTTAGCAGTCTTAAATAATTCTTTTGCCTTGTCTTCATTGCTATGATTTACTTTTATATCAATAAGTGTGTCAGATAATTCTTGACCATTCTTTTGTAGATTTACCCAGAAATTATAGAGATATTCATACTTATCATTGACCCATACAGGGATGTCAGGATGCAACTGTGATAGGTGTAATGCAACTGACCCACCACCTACAAATGGCTCTCTAAATTCACCAATATTCTTAGGAAACTTGGTGATTAAACGTTTAGCAACCCTAGATTTACCACCTGGGTAACGTAAAGGTGTCTTCAAATACTTCATAATTTAACGTTAAGTTGTGGCATATCCCAAGGTCCCACATTTACAGCACCATTAGGGAATGCATTGAAAGAAATCGTCCATCTATCATAGTCTTCCAGTTGTCTACCAGAATAGTGTTTCAACCATGATGGAAAGATTATCAGTTTGCCTGCCTCAGCATCAACTTTTTCATTGATACCCCAATCAGACTCCATTTTATCATGATACCACACATCTAACGTATCGTAAACCCTAGGTGTGCATGGGTCATCAAAAAATGTAGGAGCACCGTCAGTAAGATAGTAAACTGCACTCAGATATGACATAGGATGTCGGTGTAATGGGTGTCCAAACCCACTTCCTGCAGGGGCATGGTTAGCCCAACCAAGAGTAATCTTTAATTCCTCACAATATAATTTGTAGTGGACTCTATACTCTTGTAAACACTCCTCAAAGAATCCAAATAACTCATCTACATACTCATTCTCACATTCATGCAAGTCAGGTCGTGTAGTGATAACTCCCTCAGGAATATTAGATTGCATAGCAGGATATGTCTTGAGAAACTCAATGACTTTATCGGTATTATGAGTGATATCTGCATGATATTCTCTTAATACTACTGGAAATAGATGGACTTCTTTACCCTGCATAATCAGATAATTTCAAAGGACCTAGTTGCGACCAACCGCTAGTCACATCAACAGTAACCATAGGTTGATCCCACCCACCTGAGTTTAAATTACCCTGCGGGAAGGTGTTAAATGCTATAGAATACCTGTCTTCTTTTCCAAGATTTTCTACACTCGCATGCACCAACCATGAAGGAAATATAAAGCAGCCACCCGCCCCACTGTGGATGAATTGACGACTGTCATGGATAGGTCCTCCGTCCAAATGAAACTGTTGCCACTCTCTTAATTGAATGGGGTCTAAAAACACTGTTGGAGGACCCTCTGTGAGGTAGAATATACCGCTTAAATAGGACATTGGATGCCTATGTGGAGCATGATGCTCACCCTTTTCGGCATCACTTCGGTTGACCCAAGACTTGTTTACTACAATACGGTCACACTGCCACCCATTATCTGCATGTAAAGTGTCAATACACTGTTGAAACCAGTCGTGCAGACCTCTGAACTGTGGGTTAGCGTGTATATCATTGCTAGTGCCTACACCCTCAGGCTCATTGTATCTACGGTAGTCTAGTTTTTTTACTTTTTCCAGTGTATCTTCCACTAGAGCATCAGATGCTTTAAAATTGAAGCATCTAACAGGAAATAGGGGTACATCATCGTATCTTTGTCTCATCATCCACCCGCCATGTCATCGTAGTTAATGTCTTCTGCATCATCAATAGAGCGTATTGATTCCTCAAGAGATATTGACATGTTATCTAGTCCTTTTACCTCAGATGGAGTAGTAGTAATGATGGTCTTAGGTTTATTCTCCTCCTCCCATGTTTCTACTAATTCTTTTGCTTGTATGTCTACGTCTCTCATAGTATTTTCTATCTTTGCATCTATCCATTTCGCTTTTAACCACTCAATGAATCCAAGTGCAAGGTGTTGTAGATAAGGATTCTTAAATTTTTTCTTTACATACCTCTTTGCTTTCTCGTGCCATGGATCGACACCTTCTCCAAACTGTTTTTCAAATTCTATTTTCATAGCACCTCCATATTTAAGATACCTTGATTGATTTCGCCTACTGGCATTGAATTAAAACTTACACTATATCTATCAGCATGTGCTTGCTGTGTGCTATGCACAAACCAACTAGGAAATATTACCATCTTATGTGGCATTGCATCCACCTTCTCTATAATAGGTGCATTCTGCTCTATACCTGACATGGATATCTTTGGTCTTCTAAAAATTTCCATCTGACCCATTGACCTCTGTTGCACAGGGTCAAAAAACAAAAGTGGTGTCCCTTCATTTAACCATAAGTTGCCACTCCAAAAAGAATTAGCATGTCTGTGTGGCTCATGTGCTACTCCTTCTTCGCATTTGTTAGCCCACATAGATGTGACTTTAAAACCCTTACAATCATAGTTAAAATGACTATGAATCTCTCCTAAACAAGTATGAAAAAAATCTACAACTGGCTCCCACTCTTCTAAGTGATGTAGATTCAACTCAGTATTCTGTACCCATGTATGAGGACGTCTTTCTAGGTTAGATGAGTTGATAATGTCAATATAATCAACACCATCAGGGTCAAATCTAAATTCAAAAATCTCTACTGGATATAGTCTATGAGTTTTCATCCGTATAAGTGCACGTTGTAGTGTTTTCGCGTGGGTTTATATTTATGTGTCTTCTTTCTAACTGCTATGTAAATTTTAAGTAGTTTTTCTGCTGTAATCATTAGAATAATTTGTATTGTCCGTTTTTATTTTTTTTATATTTTTTAAATAAGAGTTTAGTATCTCTTTTATCTCTAAGATTAAATTTATCAACTATACGTCTAACTGATGATTTTGACATGTTTAATTCCTCAGCAATAAGTCTATAACCTTTCCATTCTTTACAATACTTTTCAGTGACCTGTGCATAGAGATGCTCATAAAGTGGTTTCCTACCAAATTTTACACCTCTTGCCATTGCATTTTTTCTACCTATTTGAGCAAGCACTTGAAAATTATTAAATCTAGAAGGTGAAACTGAATGAATCATAGCGTGATGATTACGACATAAAGTTATAAAATTCTCTTCATCATCAGTGCCACCTTGTGCTTTAGGGATAACATGATGGTGATGTAATTTTTCTTTAGTGCCACATAAGACACAAAATTTAAGTTTCATTTGAGTTTCATATAACTATGATAATAGTATCATAGATTTACTGGTATGACTAGGGTTTTGTGTCATGTTGTGCCACAAGGGGACAAATCTCTTAACATTCATGATACTGTAAACGTATTTGTTTAAAATTAGGAAGTAGACGATAAACACTATCTCTATGAATTCCTAATTTTCTACTTATTGCTGTTGCTCCTAACCCCTTTCTTGCCAATTCCTCTATTTTTTCTGTGTCTATTACAGGACCTCGACCTTTAACTTTACCTTGTCTCATTGCTCTTTCCATCCCTTCTTTCTGAAGGGTTTTAACATTGTTCCAGTCACTTGGTCTTACTTGATGTATCATTGCATGATGATCTCTACATAAAGTAAGAATATTATGTTGATGGTCATCACCACCTCTAGATTTGGGTTTTATATGATGGAATTGTAAATTTTTATTAGTGCCACATATAACACAAAATCTTAGTCTCATTTGAATTCACACCTCATCATAATTTCAGTTAGGAATGCCACCATGTTAATCTCTTGGTCAACTACAAATGCACTTTTGTATTGATACTCAGCGATGATTAACACTGCTTCGGGTATAGATTTACCCTCTAATGTGCTGTATAAATTATCGTATACTTTTCTCATGATGTCAACAGGGTCATTATCCATATTCTGTGTGACCCACTTCTTCATATTAGTAAATTCTTTTTTCTTTAGGTAAGCGTTAAGGCTAGCAATGTGTATATCGTTACTATTCCCAAGAATCCCAGTATCAATTCTCCCACTAGATGAGTATCTTTGTAATTCATTAAGTGTCCTCCTAAAATCAGGGTAAAACTTTTGGACTACAGCAGCAACAACTTTCTCTTCATACTTTATTTTTTCAATATCAAGTATGTCTTTGATACGAGTAAAGAATGCTCTTGCAATCTGTGGTTTTTCTGCTGATGGTGTCTGAAAATCAATAACAGAGCACCTACTATGTAGAGGTGCAATGATTTTATTTTTATAGTTGCATGTAAAAATAAATCTACAATTCTTTTGAAACTCTTCTACTAAAGCACGAAGTAATAACTGCACATCAGGTGTAGTATTGTCTGCCTCATCTATAAGAATTACTTTATGTCTTGCTTTTGAAGTTAGAGATACAGTAGATGCGTATACCTTACAAGTATTACGGACGGTCTCTAGAAATCTACCCTCATCTGACCCATTGATGACCAGAATATCTGACCCTAATTGATTACATAATGCTTTTGCTACGGTTGTCTTTCCTACCCCTGCACCTCCACTTAAAAGTAGGTTAGGAATCTCTCCTTGTTTAAGGAATCCTTCAAATACTTTCTTAGTAGAGTCAGGTAAAATACATTCTTCAATAGTCTTTGGTCTGTATTGCTCTACCCAAAGAAATAATTTATCTGACATCGTAGTTTGAGTTAATAATAATGCGATTGTGGTGCTCACAGGGAGAATGTCCATTGTGGACAATGTCTCCATCAAATACTACCACACGATTTGCTCTGGGTGCAACCTTTGTATCTCCAATAATGGTATTACCATCACTGTCATTCAAATAATATACAGCAGAGTAATGAGGAATCTCCATATCTGTATGCTCTTTATGAGGTATACAATATGGATGATATAATGTCATGTCTAATCTTGCCCTTAAGATTTTAGGAGAATCTAAATGGTCTTTAATCTGAAATAGACATGGCATAATCAATGATACCAGTGGACTAGGTGGGACATGATGATTTGAATCTACTAACAACGAAGAAAAACCTTCATGCCCTAAACCACCACCAGTATCAGAGGTAATGTTAGGACAATAATGCCATGCCATCGACCCACTAGAGATAAAATCTAATATCTCTTTGTGATACGATGGGGTTAAAAAATCATCAACAACTTCTATCAAGGCTCAAGAGCGATATAGTAATTAAGAGATGAGTAATTTAGTGAATTAAAGTTTGCAATATTCTTTTTACTTATACAAACATGATATGTGCCTTCAATTAGTTTAAGGTTTTCAACCTTGAAACAATAGCAGAAGTTACGACGTGATGCATCTGCTTGGCCTGGATTCTCAAAGATAACTTTACGTAATGGTAAAGAGAATACATTAGATGTATCATTCTTTTTATCCTTAACGCAAATACTATACTCTCCTTCATGTCCATAAACACATAAATCTTCTACACCATAGACTCTTGCTGCTTGGAATAGTTGTGCAATGTCTGCCTGAGGTAAGTCAAAGTGAATCTCTTTGTCAGGTAAATCAGGATTGAAATCAGGGACTTGAGGTATGATATCAGGGTCACTATAATAGTAAGTTGTCTTACCTTTTGTATTCTCATCATAGATAATTACTTTCTTTTCATCAGGGAAGAAAAGTGTAGGTGACTCAAACAATGAGAGTGCCCCTAGAAACAATGGCAAGTCATAGATTGCCATGTCTACAGGGATATATTCTTTGATATCAGTAAAAGAAATAATATTTTTGTTTACTGAGATGGTGTCAATAAAGTTACCTGTCTTAATAAGAATAGACTTATTAATAGTTGAAAAATTCTTTAGAAAATTGACAGTTTGCTTGCTAAGTTTTACGGTCTTAGGTGCTTCTTGCATAATAAATTAATAATCTTGTGCTGCCCAATCTGCAGCAGAATGTGCTGCTGCTGTTTTGGTGTGGAAGTGCATGAGTAATATCCCATAGTGTAGCACCTTTAGAAGGTCTTGTCTAGCACTTCCTTTTTTATCGTAACGTGAAGCATATTTTAGAATGTTACTTCTGCAGAATGCTTCAGCATCACCACATGCTTCAATCAAATCAAGTGTCTGGATACTATCATCACCTGATGAGTAGTGTAATCCATACGTCGAGGAGACATATGCTGTTAACTCCTCGATGAATTGCTTTTCTCTATACTTCATAATATCAGTCTGCTAAGATATTGTCAAGGTCAACCTCAGCATCTATCTTATCATACAATTCTAGGAATGATGCCTTTGTTTCATCATCGAAACGATTGAGACATACTTTGATTGCCTTCAAACGATTCTTCCAGATACCAAATGCACGAATGATGTGGACTAGACGACGTGTAGATATGATTTCATCAACACCACCATCGTTGAATGTCTTACGAATCATGTCTGCCCATGCAACAAGATTCTTAGTAAACTCATCGTCACAGCAATTCAACTCTGTGCAGTAGTTTGTGAGCATTTTTACTTCTGTTTTTGGGGAAGGGTATTCTTGCTCGAAGGTAACTGGGAATCGCTCGAGGAAGGCTTCGTTGAGCACGTTAGTTCCAATAAATCTTCCGTCGTCTGAACCTTTACCCTTAGTATTTGCGGTGGC